ATACCTATCACAAACTGCTTATCAATATGGACAAATTGATGCGTATAATAAATTAATATCTGAACAAACAGTTCCTTTAGTGGCAGGATTTGGATTAACAAATCCAATTCAAACAACTATTTCTGCCAATACTGATATTGATTTTACGGTCAATCCAGCTTTAGTAATGCAAGGTAAAATGACTAAAATTACTATTGGTAATCCAGACTTTAACGCAACTGTTTATACAATTAATAGAAAATTGAGTATAAATCACACTCCTGGACATTCTCATCCTGGTACATATTCAAAGGCAAATCAGCAATTCTCTGGTCCAATGTTATTTGAACCATCAGCAATTACTACTGGGGGTGGTGTAACTGGAAGTTGCGGAACCTTTGGATATTCAGAATGCCAATCTTCAAATAATACCACTGCACCTATATGGCAAAATGGTAGAGCTCAAGCTACTTACTATGGAGATGAAACTCATGAATTTACTCTTCCTACAACTGACAGATTTTATAATTTTACAGGATCTAGTTATTGGCAGAATATTCCTGCAGACAGTTGGCCACCGCCTGGAATAAATCCATCAGGTCAACTAAACGCTGCTAACCTATCATATCTGTTTGCTGGAAGTGGATATACCTCAAATTTCACTGTAACTACTCCAAATAAAACTCACCAGCAACCAGCTTGGACTGGTGTATTTCCGAAACCAATTACAATTGCAAATAGAAGGAATCATTTTGGTCCAATATTAAATTATAATCCAGATACCGCAGCTGCTTTTTCTGTTTCTAATGTTAATATTGGTATTAACGCCACTTCAATATCTCTCCCTGCTGGAACAAATATTGGTAGTGAATATAATTTAACTAGCATTGTTCCTTTTATGTGGGTCTATACTTCTTCTACTCAAACTACAGGACTTACACCAGGAACACAAATTCTTTCAATTTCTAGAACTGGATCGAGTACTAGTAATTACGTCTATACACTTGAATTATCACAACCTTCAAATAATTTAGTAGCTCTGACTAATCAAACAATTTATTTCTTACATGGAACATATCCAACTACTTTAAATAATACAACCGATCAATTAGATCCAAATAGTCAGTCTTTCCTGGGGCACAATCATGGTAGTTTTGAAATTCAAATGGGAGTAGGTTCGTTATCACCGCCAGCAACACATCCAGTTAATACTGTAAGTCTTGGGGACGTTTCTCCAGAAAGTATCAATGACGCACTAAATATTATTGCTGATGTAGCAATGCCAGCACTAGTAACAACGTTTATTATTAAAGCATACTAATGGCAACGCACTATTCTAAAGAACGAGCAAAGTATGGATCTGGAACAGGAACTATTATTGTTTGGCCAGTTGAATATAGCAGTTTAGATCCAACATCAGAAGAAAATATAAAAACTCTTCCAGCTGGATATTTAAAATGTGATGGATCAATTTTGAAAGCATTAGACTATCCAGCACTTGCTGAAATACTTGGTGTAGGACCTTCTAGTACTTTTATTCGATTTGATATTGAGGGAGAACCAATAGACGACGTAGCTTCAGATGAATTTATTTTACCAGATTTTGGTTCAAAATATCCGAAACCAACCACAGGTGCTTCTGCTGGAAGTTATTTAAATATATTAACAAGAAATCAAGCTGGTGTTGAAAAAAGACGTTCTGGCATGGGTATTGAAGCAAGTGCAACTGCAGGAACAACGACTGGTAATTCAACAGTTATCCCTGTAACTTACACTGGAAACTTTATTATTCCAAGTCAAGAAATTGCTATAAAAGGAAAACCATCTTATAAAAAAGGGACAAATGATAGTGGATACACAGATGTTGAAGCTGTTGATTCATTGGCTTTACATTCTCACATGCACTTTTCTTCAACAAATAGATTGAGAATTAAAACAACTAATGAAACAGCAGAAGCACAACCTCAAGGTCAAGGAGCTAGAAATGTTGCTTCTACTGTTCCAATTTCATCTTGGTTAGATAATACTAAATACGGTAGCAACGGACCAGGAACTAACCAACCTCCATGTTGGGCAATTGCATCTGGTGCTCTGGCTGGAGGGATTGCTCCGCCCGTCCAAACTCCCTTCCCTGGATCTGAAGTTGTTTATTTTAATTTGTGTTATAACTTATCTGGTTCAGGTGGATTAAATGCCTTTAGATATTATTGTTTATTAACGAGTAATACTGGTTTTAATTTAAAAAACATTACTTTTGCTGCAAAACCAGAATATAAAAGCTTTATTCCCCTCTGCGGCGCTGGCCCTTCTGGCGATATCGATGAGGCATCTGGCGCATCTGCACCAGCAACTTATGTAACTGGTGGTTCTGGAGTTCCAGTTGATTATAACGGTGTTTCTCTTTCTGATGTTGTCCCAATAAATGCTAACACTGCAAGTAGACCCATACAAGTTTATCCTCAAGTAAATAATGTTGCTACTGAAGTTCAAGAATTAGTACAAAATACAGGTGATCCAACAGTCCATTCTCATAAAATTCTTCTGGAGAAATTTGACCATACATATAAAGTAAAAACTAATGCTTATTTGTTATCTCCAGATAATTTAAAAACAACATTGACACTAAAAACAGATCAAGTTGCATCATTAGATTCGGTAACTAGTCCATATATTATCTTGGAATATTTAATTAAATATTGACCATGCCAGATATCAATCCAGTTTATAGAAATAAAAGAAAATTTTTCTATGTTGATAAGGGACCAGACCTTATGAGCATAGGAAGTATTGTTCAGGTATTGAAATCAACAACAGGTTCTTTTGACCATAGTTTTGTTCCAGCTTTAGTTCCAGCTAGTGGTACTACAGCATATACTAATATTTCTGGAAGTGGTGCCCCACAAAATAATCCAGAATATCAATATGAAGGATATTTGTATTGCGATGGTGGTGAATATCTAATTAAAGATTATCCTGCTTTATTTGAAGTTATTGGAAATGATTACGGCGGTGTAGCAAGTGATGGTCTTGATGTCTTAACTGGTGGTTCTGGATATACTGGTAGCTCTTATACTGTTAATATTTCTGCTCCACCATCTGGATCTGCTCAGGTATTTGCTGGCGTAACACCTGTTCAGGCAACTGCTGCATTAGTTATTACTGGTGGTGTTGTGCAGGGTATTAATGTTTTAAACCCAGGAAAAGGTTATAATCCATCAAGTCCTCCAACAGTTACAATAAGTGGATCTCCTGGATCTGGAGCAACGTTTAAAATAAGAATTAATGGTCAAAACGGTCAAATTCAATCAATTACAAAGAGTAATGTATGGGATTATTGGCCAGATGACATGGGAACTTTTAAAGTTTTAGATTTAAAAGCAAAACGTATTGTTGGAAATGGACCAGTATATGGATCAAACTCAGCAAACGTTGGGAACTCAGATCTTGGAGTTGGTCTTAATACAATCAATGGTAAATGGTATCTTGATAAAGCTTCTCAATCTGGACAATTTGCGCTTGGAAGTATTACAACAATCGGATATGAAAATGTTGTAGATACAATTGAAGCGGTTATTATTGGTTCTCAAACAATTAGAACCAGATTGCAGGAGAAAAAATTAGCGGGTGCTCCACAGCACTCTCACTATCTATTTCATTCAGAAGCACCATTAGATACAAATTATGCTGGAAAAGTTTCTGGTGATAGATATCTTCCTTCATATAGTGCAGGAACTGGAAAAATAAGCAACTTTTTACCTCCTGGTGGTATTGCATATAGTCACACTCACGTTTTATCAAAAGCTGCTATCCAAAATTCTTCTGTTGCTACTTATGATATTTTCAATTGGAGTGGCGGTGATCAAGCTTCTGGATCTATTAAAAACCCAGGATTTTATTATGCATCTGGTGCCGCAGGAGCTGGGTCATTCCAAAATGTTACTACAACTGGAACACCAATAAACAAAAAATTTAGTTCTGGATCTCAAATTGGTGGAAGAACTGTAACTACTGAGGGTATTCCAATATATTCCACAACTACTGTTACTCAATCAACGCCTGGTAATTATACTTATGCAGTTCCTGCTGCTTTCAACAAAATTACTGTAACAATGCAAGGTGGCGCAGGATCAGGCGGAGTTTATACTCAGCAAGGAAATAATGGAACAGCAACGACATTTTCAGTTGGAGGCGGATCAATTATCCTAGCAACAGCTGCAGCTGGTAATCGCGGAAACGCTGCTTCTCTTTCTTCTGGTGGAACTGGTGGAGCAGCTCCTGGTTACACAATAACTGGTTCTTCATCCACATCTGCATCGATCCTTGGGACTAACCCTTCTAGTGGTGTGGGCGGAGGCACAGGGGGCAGCGGACCATATTGGGTCAAAAATTTACTTAATCCTAATGTGTCTCCACCTGGACCACCTGCAGCAGAATCTACTGGCGGTCAAGGTCTAACAGTATTATCCACTAATACTGGTACTAATGGAAAATCTAGATTTATTAGTGATGCTAATGTTTCTGTTCCTAGTGGAACATTTAATTGGTCTTCAAATGTAACACATACATTCACATCTTCTTTAACTAATTCAAATTATCAATTAACTGGAATTCAATTTACTCTTGCTGGTGGTGGTGGAAGAAATTGTGGAAACTTTGGTGGAAATAATTGTGGAACTGCTGGAACTGGTGGACCTGGAAAAGTTTTTACAGCAACTTATAAAGTACCAGCAGTTGGAATAGTATTTTTACTTCAACCAGGGCAACAAGGCGTACCATATGCTGGTTCTGCTAATGCTGCTCACTCTGGAGTTGGTGGTATTGCTGGCGATGGGCATGTAAATAATGATGGTGGTGGAGGTGGAGCTGCTTCAGTTATTAAATTACAAAGTGGAAACGTTATCATTGCAGGAGCAGGCGGTGGTGGTGGAGGAGGAGGATTTGGTGAAGGTACTTGTGGACAAAATGGTAATAATAATACAAACCCAGGAGATAATGTTGTTGAGACAACACAAGCTCTCCAAACTGGTGGCGGTGCCACTGGTGGTGCATATGGATGTACTGGCGGCGGTGGCGGCGGGGGCGGCGGTGGTTGCGGTCGCCTTACAGACACTGCTGGTGGCTCTGCAGGTGCTGGCGGCGGCGGATCTGGTGGTCACGAAGAAGGATTTGGTGGCATTCGAGGAGTTTCTGCTATTCGTACAGATTACTTTAATTCTCCAACATCACAATCAAACACCAATACTGGAGATGGATATATATCAGTAACTCAATTTGAAAATAGAAGTTACTGGACATCAGGTGCTGGTGCTGGATCGGCTGGAGGATTTGTCAGATTCAGTCTATTATCGAGCGTTCTTACTGGTCAGTCTTCTATATCTTATACTGTTGGTAGTGGTGGATCAGGTGTTAGTCAAGGTGGTGTTTCTTCGGGTGATGGTACAAATGGGCAAATAAAACTTGAATGGCAAACACAAACTGGAACTGAAGGTGGAGTTCCAACTGTCACTGTTGGTGATGTTTATATTGCTGGATCTGGTAATAATGATAATGGTGTGAATTTCTATACTACTGGTACTGGCACAGGAAGTACTGCAGGATTTAAACTTCCAACATCACAAGTTCCTACTGTAGTTTTTGAAGGCGGAGGCGGAGGAACTGGGGCAACAGCTAGCGTTACAGTATTAAATGGAGTTGTAACTGGTATATCATTAACTACTGCAGGAAGTGGATATACTACTATTCCAAGAGTTCGTATTCTTGGAGGTGCTGGAGTAAACAATCATGCAACTGTTGGTCTCAATACTACTACTGGAGCTTTGAATAATTTAGTTTTAGTTAGTAGTTCTGCACCAACTCACTATTTAAAATTTGGTGGTACTGAGCAAACTCGATTTGTGACAACTGCAACTGTTGATGCAGAAGACATTCAAAGAGTTACAGTTAAAGTTTGTCGAGGAAACAATATTAATGGTGGTGAAAGACCAGAAAATGGTGGTGACGAATTACTTCTTTTCTATAATACCGACCAAACTTTAAATTTCCCACAATCTAATTTTATTGGTGTTTTAGTTCCATTACCAACTCAAGCTGAAATAGATAGTAATTATGATGGTACTAGTGGAGATACTAAATGGTATACTTATTCGTTAGATATTCCTACGGCAGCACAGACTGAAAATACTAGATTCCAAATTAGACAAGCTAGATCGGCACCAACTGGATCAAATGATAACTCGGGTGCCAATGATAATTTTGGAATAGTTGAAATGAATTATGAACAGAAAGAAGTAACGAGTTTAGTATTCGTTCCATCAGAGGGTCAAATACCTGTTGCAGATGATCAGCAACAGTATAATATTGGTGGACCAGCAAATTCCATATATCCAGCTGGTATTTTTGCAAATGATGTAACCTTTACATTATCATCCTCAACACCAATTATTCCAATTGCTGCCTTAGATCCAGATAATGTCATACCTCTAATTGAACCATATTTCTTAGTTAAATATCTTGTTAAAGCATACTAACTAAATATACATTAGCAGAAATTTTCTCTCTATTATGGGTATTGTAGCCGAAGCAAACGTTCCTAATCTTATCCTTCAATTAAATGTGATGGATCGTGGTATCACATATAGAGGAATGTTAAAAGTTGTTCCAGATACTTATTGGAATGATGAAGTTAGACCAAAATTATATCCTTTATGGGATACAGATAAAGATCACCTAGTAGAATTTACTTGGTATGACAATGATACCTATCATTGTATTAGAAGAAAACATATCAAAAATTTTAAAACTGGATTGTACGAATGGCGTGATTATGAAATTCAACAAACTGACATAGAAGAAGCAAAAGAATTTTTTACATTTTTAAAAGATACTTTTATATCAATAGAACAACTCATCAATCAAGAGTTCCAAGAAGAAATGGGACGTATGTATGGTGAAGTTAGCAGTGAGAGTTGGTTATCTATTAGACTAGCTCGTAATTTCCTACTACAAGAAACGGATTTTATATTTGCTTGTAGTGATGTAGAACTACCAGAAGATGTAAAAAATTGTTATCGTACATACCGTCAAAAACTAAGAGAATTACCAAATTTATTTGCTGATGTGAGTCCACAAAATGTGAAATTCCCAATGTCTCCAGAAGCATTTACTAAATTATATAAAGATAATAACCCAGAGGCTGAATATCTCGAAACAGAAGATCAGTGGATATCTCTAGCATCATTTTTCTTCACAACATTCAAAGAAAAAATGGTCCGATATTTGAGCGTAAGAGATGTAACAGAGAGACTATATACTCACGCATTCCTTTCAGCTATGAGAGAAACTCCAGCTGCTCTCAGAGGAACCGCATGGTCAGTCACTCATCAAAATATGGATACAATTAAAGAACAGTTAGATATTCTTATTGATAAAGTATACAATGAAGAAAATGAAGAATCAGGAGGACAGCAATCGTGATTATAGTAATTGAAGGACTATCTATTTTTGAGTTGATGTCAAATTATTGTATCTCAAATAATAAATGTTTATTATATTTTAATAATCCATTGTGGGCATCATTTGATGATGAAAAAAAATCAGAAATTATGAAGTTCTATTCTGATTACGCACCAGATGATATTATTGAAGAAATTAGACAAGGAAGAAACTGTGTGATCGAATATAATAATGATGATGTGGCAGTTTTGAATGCTGCTGAATGGTTTCCTCCTAGAAAGTATTGTCCATCTCCAGAATATTATTTCAGAGTATTAGTAATGGATACATCTTCTGATATTGTGTTTGAAAATTTGGATCCATCCTTGACAGAACCAGAAGAGTAATCTATACTGTATTCTCTATTCGGAAATAGCGAATGAAAGTCCCATCTGAAATTGAGCTGAAGCATTTACAACTTCAGGCTCTCCTTCGTGACAATAATATTCCAGATAATGAATTGTCATATATTGGTGTGCGAGAGTATCCCGAGACATT